ATATACTTTTAAGTGATGGAGACAAACTCGCGCAGGGTGAAATGGTATTGAAGAATGGTTGTGAAACAGAAGAAATTTATGCGAAACCAGAAAAGAAAATGGACAGAGTGGGCGGAATAGGGTCCACGGGCACAGGACCGCTACCTCGGGGCCCCCGTGGCACGGGCACACGACAGCGTGCGCTGATGGCCACAGGTCAACGTGGTCATTATCAACCATTCGATGGTTGATTCGTGGAACAGAGATGACAAAACCACTTAATTGATTTTTCCAACGGGTGAGAAAGAGGGAAATGTTTGGGTGCTCGGAATACCATGATTTTTTGGCCGGTACTATGCATTTCATAGGTATATGCTCAAGGTATAGTGGACTTTGGACAGTCCCAACCTCGACTGAGGTTCAGTCAACACTTGAGACGAAGGAAGGTCTGCTGTGAATTAGTCCTAACAGCGCCTGTGTAACCCAACGGAAAATGGGGATTATAATATGAATAAAAATATTGATGTTACGGTGTATCCAGAAGATGCTCGCGAGGGTATCATTCATTTAAAATATCATTCACAGTATTATCTTGCAATGTCATTCTGTAGATTGCAGGAATTTTCTGAATCACCATATTTAAATATTCGTGAACAGTTTTTTACTCTTGAAGAATATATGGATATACATGCGGAAAATACAGATGGTCATTTTACATACGATGATGATTGGGTAGGGTTTAATATTACAGATCGTACAATTTATGATTTCATTTGGAAGTTTGCAAAATTTCGCCGTCCATTGAAAAAAGAAGAAGTTCTTTTAAAGATAATAAAAAAATCTGTGAGAAATAAATTTGGATATGATATTTATACCCCAAAGTCAAATCCCTCAAAGAAAAAATTCTGTGTAATAGGAACTTTCCGAAACATGGATGTGGACCATGAGCTTGCTCATGGTTTTTATTATTTGCGAACAAAGTATAAGAAAGAAATGAACGAATTATATAATTCTCTCACAGTTTCTCAACGGAATAGGATGCATTTGTATTTGAAAGAAGAAGGATACTCCCCGGCAGAATATAGAGATGAAACCCAGGCATATTTCTCTACTTCAACTAATGCTGATATTCTTGGTCGGATACCAAAACTAAAACTGCCAGGCAAAACAAAATTGAAAGCATTTCGTGATGTATTTCTAAAATGGAAAAATGATAAGAGAGTTACAGGATGAAACCATTATTAAAATGGGCAGGAGGTAAACAAAAACTCTTTCGCCAGATGTTACCTTATATACCAGATGATATAAACACTTACTATGAACCCTTCCTTGGTGGTGGAGCAATATTCTTTAATCTTCCCCATCAACCGAAGAAGTGTATTTTGAGTGATACCAATTCTGAACTTATCAATTTTTATAATGTAGTCAAAACAGATTTGCCAAAATTGTTACTTGCAATAAATCAATTTGCTATTACTGAAGAAAACTTTTATAACATTCGTGGGTGGGATAGAAACTTTGGATTCAGGTCCAATAGTCCAGTGAAGAGAGCAGCACGATTCTTATTTCTAAACAAGACATGTTTCAACGGATTGTATAGGACAAATCAACAGGGGGAATTTAATTCACCTTGGGGCAAATACAAGAATCCTACGATGTATAAATTAGATGATATGAAACGTGCATTTCATATGTTTAACAAACCAAAGAAAGTAGACATCTTGTGTCAGGGGTTTGATAAAATCCGTCCAATGTATCCAGATGATCTTGTGTATTTTGATCCGCCGTATTATCCACTTAATAGCACATCGTTTGTAGGATATGGACCAGATAAGTTTGGAACATCTGCTCATACCGCACTCGCAGAAGTGTGCGTGAAGTTGGATAAGAAAGGTGTGAGATTTCTTCTATCCAATTCATATTGTGACTTCACTACTGATCTGTATCATCAATGGGACATAATAACTATTAATGCCCGACGAAATATAAATAGTAATGCGGAAGGCCGTGGAGCAATTAAAGAAATATTAGTCAAGAATTTTTAGAGGACTTTTATAATTAATAGGAAATACTATGAGTAAATTTTATACTAATGCTGTAATAGTCGGAAACAATGTTTTATATCGTGGAATTGACGAGAACGAAAAGAGAGTCCAATTAAGAATCCCATATAGACCCCACCTTTTTATCCATACAAAAGAACAGAGTAAGTTCAAGACACTGGATGGCGAGTTTGCAGAAAAAATGCAGATGGGTAGTATCAAAGATGCGAAGGATTTCTTTAATCAATATAAAAACATTGCCAATTTTCAAGTCATGGGTAATGAGAATTATATCTATCAGTTTCTTGGTGACGAATTTCCAGATGAAATTCATTGGGACATCAACAAGGTTCGTATCTGTACGCTCGATATAGAAGTTGCATCGGAAGACGGATTTCCAGAACCATCTGTTGCCAAAGAGGAAGTTTTAATTATCACCATCCGTGATTCAAGTGGATATGTTGTTTTTGGTTTTAAGGATTTCACAACCACAAGAACCGATGTAAAGTATATCAAATGTGATGATGAAGTTGATCTCTTGGGAAGATTCATGGATTTCTGGGTGAAGTATTATCCAGATGTTATTACAGGGTGGAACACATCGTTCTTCGATATTCCATATCTTGTGAATAGAATTTCCATAATCCTAGGCAAAGACGCCGCAAAGAAGTTGTCTCCTTGGGGAATGGTCCATCAAAAGAAAGTAGAACAGTATGGCCGAGAAGCAGAAATTTACAACATCATGGGAATCGCAAGTCTTGACTATCTTGATCTCTATCGGAAATTTACTTATTCAAATCAGGAGAAATATACTCTAAACCATATTGCATTTGTCGAAGGTCTTGGACAGAAGGTTGACTATTCTGAGCATGATAGTCTTCATACTCTCTACAAAAAAGACTTCCAGAAATTTGCAGAGTATAACATTCAAGATACCGAACTGGTTCACAAACTAGAAGAAAAAATGAAACTGATTGAACTCGCATTGACCATGGCATTCGATGCGAAGGTTAATTTTGGAGATGTGTTTTCACAAGTTCGTATGTGGGACACACTAATCTATAACCATCTTCGTGAAAGAAGATTGGTCATGCCATCGAAGCGTCACAATTACAAGGACACTGCATACACTGGTGCATATGTAAAAGATCCGATTCTTGGATTCCACAAATGGGTCGTGTCTTTTGACTTGAACAGTCTGTATCCGCATCTTATAATGCAATACAATATTTCACCGGAAACTCTTGCGAATACACCACCAATGGATGATGTCAATGTAGACACTCTCTTAGCGAAGAAAGCTGAGATATCATGGTTGGTTGAAAAGAATCTTACCATCACTCCCAACGGCGAAACTTTTACTTTGGAAAAACAGGGTTTCCTTCCAGAGATGATGGAAAGGATGTACACGGCCAGAAAGAAATATCAGGCTCTTCAGTTTATTGCAGAAGAAGAACTTCTGGCAGATCATAGTAAAGATAGTATCAAACGTGCAGAGATAGTGAACCGAATCGCAAAGTATAAAAACATGCAAATGGCGAAGAAGATTCAGTTGAACTCTGCATATGGTGCAATTGGCAATCAATGGTTCCGGTTCTATGACATCCGTCTTGCAGAAGCAGTCACGTTGTCTGGACAACTTTCAATTCGTTGGATTGAGAAAGCATTGAACGAATGGTTCAATAAAATATGTGGGACAGTAGACAAAGATTACATCATTGCCGCAGACACGGATAGTGTGTATATTTCTATGAGTAGTATGATCCCCGATAATGTGGACACGATCCAGGCAGTCAAGTTGATTGATAAATTTTGCGAGGAAAAGATTCAACCTTTCATAACTTCAAAGTATGAAGAGCTGGCAGAATACACCAATGCATATGATCAAAAGATGGTCATGGGTAGAGAAGTAATCGCAGATAAAGGAATCTTCACCGCAAAGAAAAGATACATTTTAAATGTGCATGATAATGGACATCTACTTCCTGAACCCAAGTTAAAGATAATGGGCATCGAAGCAGTGAGAAGTTCTACACCATCTGCGTGTCGTGATAAGATTAAGGAAGCACTGAAACTTATTATGACCACAGATGAAGATACTTTGATCAAATTTATTACAGACTTCAAGGAAGAGTTTGTCACAATGAAACCGGAAGATATTTCTTTCCCACGAGGCGTCAACGGGATTAGCAAATATACTTCCTCATCTGGAATCAAATCAGGAACACCAATTCATGTTCGTGGTTCGATCATCTACAATATGATTTTGCGGGATATGAAACTAACAAAGAAATATTCATTGATCAAAGACGCAGAGAAGATTAAGTTTCTGTATCTACTGGAACGCAATCCGTCCCATCAAAATATTATTTCTTTTGTCACAACACTTCCTACAGAGTTTGGTTTGGATGAGTATATTGATTATGATCTACAATTTGAGAAATCATTTCTTGAGCCGTTGAAAGTTATTCTGAAAACTATTGGGTGGGAGGCCGAAAAGACTGGCTCCTTGGAGGATTTTTTTTAAGATGTATATAAGAGTAGGAGTAGATGATATGAGTGATAGGATTAAAAAAGAACTTGATGTGAAAAATGATTTATTTGGAGGACAATTTATAACTAATTTAACCCCGAGCGCTGGTAAATCAGCCGCAAAATCTGGTAAACTATTTGAAGACATTACTTATAGTAAATTAATTGGCGATGGTCGTATCATTAAGAAAAGACCTAAATTTAAGTGTCATTTTGGTTTAGACAGAAAGGGAGATTTTGAAATTGTCGCTGCTGATAGAACTGTTCATGTAGAGTGTAAACAATTAGGTAATGTTGAATCACATTTTGATAAATTATCTCATGTTTTTATGAATTTAGTTTTTGGTTGTTATGGAAAAGAAATGTGGTTAGTATATGATTACGATGGTATGGCAAGTGTTGGTGCCAAAAATAAAATAAGAGCTTTAGTTAAAAGAGGTGATGAATTAAAGCAACAAGTTGCTTTACAAGGTATCACTTTTGAATTAATACTGATTGATAATCTTCAAGAAAAAATGAGGGGTTTTTTGGATGAGAAACATACTATTACAAAATGCAAATGAGAATGGTATACCAATTCTTTCCCATGAAATGTTTGTCAAACTAACAGAAGAATATGGCAAGGAGAAGTTCCGGTTAGACCTTGCAGAATATATTGCAACAGAAAGACCAGAGTTTCCATTCAAGGTTATTCCAGAACAGAAGGTTCATAGTGATTTTCTAAAACTGAAAAAGAAAAGGCACACCGATTGTATCGATCCGGTGGTCAATGTCCAGAAAGAAATCTTTGAGAAGTACACTGATTACAAATACCCATTTGTAAAACATGGGTTGGGTATAATCAATGGACCAAGTGTTCACAATGATGTGAGTAATTATTTTCATCAAAAGATTCGTCTTGCATGTAATAGTTATGGATTTAAATCTCCTGTTCACATTTGGAACAATGGAACTGCAAAAGAAATCTGGCGGTGTCTTGGTCCCATATGGAGAGGCATCAACGAGACACAAGTGCTGACAGAGAAGACATATATTTCTGCGTTTCGTTTACAGACATATATTGCGACACAGTTTAAACCATTAGTTGCAAAGTGCATCTATGAAATGACCAATTCAAAAAGTGTCTTGGACACATCGATGGGTTGGGGTGATAGACTTGCAGGATTTTATGCATCGGATGCCGAGGTGTATGTCGGGTGTGATCCAAATCCAAATACGTTTGCAAACTATAAACTACAATGTGTACAATATGAAATGATGTTGGGAAACACTCACCCAAAAATTAAAACTGATACTGACAAAATGTTCAAGTTATCTGGCCGCAAAGATGTAACAATCTATCGGCAAGGTGCTGAAACAATTCCATGGGAAGATTCCCGTGCGCCATCGAGTCAAGTTCCAAAGTTCAACTGTGCATTTACTTCTCCGCCTTATTTTTCTACAGAAAGATATAATGAGGGTGGTGAACATGAAGACGATCAATCGTGGAAGAAATTTGATTCTTATGAAAAATGGAGAGATAATTTCTTTCTACCAGTTGCGAAACATAGTTTTGATTCTTTGGACCCCGACAATGGCCATTTGATGGTTAATATCATGGACCCCACAATCAAGCACGAACGATTTAGATCATGTGACGAACTCGTAGATTCATTGAAAGATAATTTTAAGGGACAAATAGGAATGAGAATTATGCAACGTCCACAGGGGAGAAAGGTTCATAAGACAAAGGAAGCACTTGACGCATTTATGAATATGATTTATATAGAGAACATATGGTATTTCACAACATCGAATACAACAGTAGATGTGTTTGCGGATAAACGAATCACAACATTGGAGGATTTCTTTTAATGAAGAAATCGAAATTATTTGATATTTTGGCAGCAACAGCAGAGAATGAATATGCAACCAAGGCGGTAGATGGTCTACCAGCTGGCGATGTTGATGTCTTTATTGACACGGGTAGTTATGCTTTTAACGCACTTGTTTCTGGCAGTATGTACGGAGGTATTCCAAATAGTAAAATTACTGCCTTCGCGGGTGAAGAGGCTACAGGGAAAACTTATTATACACTGGGGATAATGAAAAACTTCTTGGATGCAAATCCTGAAGGAGCGGTATTCTTTTTCGAGAGTGAGGGTGCATTGACAAAGAACATCATCACTAGTCGTAACATCGATCCCGAAAGAGTATTTATATTTCCAGTAACAACGATTCAGGAATTTAGATTTCAGGCAATCAGTATTATTGATAAGTATGTTCAGGGAGCAAAACAACCCCCATTGATGATGGTGTTGGATAGTCTTGGGAATCTTTCAACTACGAAAGAAGTTGAAGATGCAACCGCAGGAAGTGAGACGCGAGACATGACACGCACTCAAATTGTCAAGGGAACATTTAGATTGTTAAATCTAAAATTGTCCAAGGCAAAGATTCCCCTGATTCTAACGAACCACACTTACCAGACGATGGACTTATATTCCAAGAAAATCATGTCGGGGGGCAGTGGCCTCAAGTATGCAGCATCTACAATTGTTTTTCTTAGTAAGAAGAAAGATAAAGATAATGATGAGGGAAACATCATCGTTTGCAAATTAGATAAGAGTAGATTCACTAAACCGCAAAAGGTGGTAGAAACAAAACTTAGTTATGTAAGTGGTCTGTCACGATATGCCGGTCTTGTAGAAATTGCAGAGAAGCATGGTATCTTTAAGAAGGTGGGGAATAAACTGGAAGTTGGTGATGGTAAAAAGTATTTTGAGAAGGCTATTAACAAATCACCCGAAAAGTTTTTCACTCCTGAAATACTAGAAAAACTTGAGGCAGCATGTAATAAAGAGTTCCTATATGGTGACTATGATGATAGTGGAACCGAAATTGAAGTTGGAGAAGAAACTGATGATAAGTAACGTACAAGATCATTATGAATATGTGCCAGCTCATAAAGAAGAAACTGCTGTTATTAAAATAATCAAGGGTCCAGCAAAAGGAATGGTGTATCGATATAACAAAGTTTCATTTGAGGAAGTCGGAGACGAAATGGAATGTAATTTCGATCACCTGATTATAGAAGAACCGTTAGCGGGAAGACTTTCTAGAGAAGAAACAAAAACTATCCTTGGTGATATTTTGATTTGCATTTTGGAAGAAACTTTAATGGTAGGCGGAGGCATTGGTGATGGACAGAATAGAAACGACAATATTAAAGAACCTTCTTCACAATGATGAATATGTAACGCGAGTTGTCCCATTCATGGATGATACTTATTTCGCTGATGGTATTGACAAAATTGTATTCAACTCTATCAAAGAGTTCATCGAGAAATACAAAGGACAACCAACTAATGAAAGTTTGACAATTGACATTGGTAACAGAAAAGATATTTCTCAAAAAGAACATGACGATGCAATTGCGTTAATCAAAGAACTGAAAGAATCGAAAGACTTCAAGAAACCCGCAAATATGGAATGGTTGATTCGTGGAACAGAAGCATTTGTTCAGGAACGAGCCATTCACAATGCGGTAATGGAATCTATTCACATCATCGGTGGTGAAAGTAAAACACAGGAGAAAGGCGCTATCCCAGGCATCCTCCAAGAGGCTCTTGGGATTTCATTTGACCGACACGTTGGCCATGATTACATGGAAGATTCTAAAGATCGTTACGATTTCTATCACACCACAGAAGAACGTATCCCATTTGATTTGGAATACTTCAATAAGATTACTGGTGGTGGATTGGTATCGAAGTCTCTGACGATTGCAATTGCAGGAACGGGTGTGGGTAAATCATTGTTCATGTGTCATCATGCATCTGCGTGTTTGATGAGTGGATTGAATGTTCTCTACATCACAATGGAAATGGCAGAAGAACGCATCGCAGAAAGATTGGATGCAAACTTGTTTGACATACCCATATCGGAAATATCAAATTTACCTGAAAACGCATTTGACGATAAGGTCATGCAGTTGAAAAAACAAACTTGTGGAAAGTTGATCATCAAAGAGTATCCAACAGCAGCTGCAAACGTGAGTCACTTCCGTGGATTGATTGATGAACTCAGGATGAAGAAAAACTTTTTCCCTGATATTATCTTCGTTGACTACTTGAATATTTGTTCCAGTGTGAGACTGAGACAATCCTCCACGGTTAACTCATACACATACATCAAGGCAATCGCGGAGGAGCTTCGGGGTCTTGCAATGGAGATAGATGTTCCTGTAGTCAGTGCGACACAGTTTAATCGTACTGGATTCACCAATACCGATCCGGGATTGGAAGATACCGCAGAAAGTTTTGGATTGCCTGCAACCGCAGATTTGATGTTTGCAATGGTTACATCTGATCAAATGGAAGAGATGGGTCAGATCATGATTAAACAATTAAAGAATAGATACAACGACCTAAATAAACCAAAGAGGTTTGTTGTCGGCATCGACAAAACAAAGATGCGACTATTTGATGTGAGTGATGCAGAACAAACTCTAAATGATACTGGACAAATAGATGATACTCCAGCGTTCGACAAGAGTGATTTTGGACAAGCGATGTTTAATGAAAAAGATTTTCGGGATTGGGAAATTGAGAAGGATTAACCATAGGAGATTTACCTTATGAAATTCATAATCCTTAATGATACGAGAAATTATCATAATGGGTCTGAAGCTGTTATGAAATACATTGACAGAAATATTATAGAAAGTGGACACACCATTATTCAGTCTGTCTCGGGAAATACAAAATTGCCTGATTTAGATGAATCGTTGTTTGAGGAGGCGGATGCAGTATTAGTAAATGGTGAAGGAACTATGCATCATAATCTGGGCGCAAGCACATACTTTCTTCTTGCGAAATTGGAAGAGGCTCAGTTGCTCGGCAAGAAAACATTTTTGATTAACAGTGTATGGCAGGATATGACAAATGATTATGACCATGTATTAAAAGCACTAGATTATTTTAGTGTTCGTGAAGTGTCAAGTCAGATAGAACTGGAAAGAAAACATAAGGTAGAAGCCCATCAACATCTCGATTTGAGTTATTATGCTCCAGTAAGGAAAGACCGATATGGAGTTTTCGATCTTGTAGTTGGACAATTCCCATATGGTGAACAATACAGACCAAAGTTTGCTAGAGTCATTGACATATTTTCTATGGATTGGTCAAAAATTGTCAATTTACTTACAACATCAAATATATTGGTCACTGGTAGACACCACGAGATGTATGCCGCATGTAAGGCAAAATGTCCTTTCGTTATAATGGAAAGTAATACACACAAAAACTCTGGTCTGTTCAAGTCAGCAAATGTGAATCTACAGACAATTCCCATGGATTCAACAACGAAGGATATCGAAGAGGCGATTTCTCACATGAGTTTTGCAGAGTTTGGGAAATTGTTTGAGTGGATGGACCAACAGAAACCATTTGACATCGGGGATATATAGTAGTCGGTCAATTTCTCAAAGTCAACTAAGTATAAATATAAGAGGTATAACTATAAAACATACTGAGGGGGGTATAGTATAATGAATTGGATCACAGCAGACCTAGTTGAAGTATTACACAATATGTCTTGGTTTGATGGGATTGTATACATCATCTTTGGATTGGCTATATATGCCGCAGTTCGTTGCATAACATAAAGAAAAACACTTAGTGAGTTTTGCAAAACACACTAAAAACGAAGATTTGGAGAAGACATGAAGAGGTTCAAAGAATTTATATCAGAAGTCTATGATATCTCTTATATAGACAATATTCAAGACCTACT